GATCGTCGTCTGGACGAAGCCAGGGTTCCCGGTCGAGGGGATGACGCCGTCCCACTGGCGGGTCGGGTTATTCGGGACGAACTTCGAGGCGTCGTTGTAGCCGGTGAAGGTCGGGATGAGCTGGCGGCAAGGGTACACGCATCGCTCCTGGAACGACGTCCGGTTCGTGCCGGCGAAGCTCCAGTTCTTGAAGTATCTCCACTGACCATCGAAGAAGCGGACGCCGGCCGGGCCGCGCGTGTTGCCGCCGGTCTCGGTCGCGGCGCCAGGGTCCGCGAGCCCCGACTGGCTGGGCCCGGACGCGGAGAAGCTCCGGTTCCACTTTGAAGTCGAGCCGGAGATGTATAACGGATAAGGGAACTCGACCGGCGTCGCGAACGTGTTCAGAAAGCCCTGGTAGAAGGACGTGTAGGTCGAGCCGATCCGGAAGATGCCGGAGAGGGCGCGCGGCGTGACGTGCAGCCAGCACTCGATCGAGCCGTCGGTGAGCGGCGTGAACGACGCGATCTCGTTCGGCGAGAGGTAGGAGAAGCCCGGCTGGTCCTCGAGGGCGAGGATGGTGTTGAAGCCGGTCATGCCGAAAAGCTGCCAGTTGAATACCGCGATGTCGGTGTCGCGGACCTCGAGGATCCCGATGAAGATCTGGTCGGCGCCGGCGTTGCCTGGCCCCTCGAGGAGGACCTCGCGCTCCAGGACCTGGGTGCCGGTCCCGCCGGCGATGAGGACGTTGTTGATGTTCGAGGCAGAGGCCGCGTCGTTCCGGTTGATGACCCAGTTCTGCGTCTCGAAGGTCAGGTCAAACGTGGCATCGTCGTTGCCGGTACCGCCCGTGACGGCGACCGGGTTGCCGGGCTGCGCCGAGTAGGCGCCGCAGTTAAATATCCGGACCCCGTCGACCACGCCCGCGGCGACGCTGGTCACCTCCAGGGTAAGCGATAGGCTGTTGACGACCGTGCCGCCGGTAACGTCCAGGATATCCCCGATGGCATACCCGGTACCGCCCGCGTTGACGGCTACCGCGACGCCGTTGTCGTTCGTGGCGAGATCCAGCAGCCGAAGCAGGGCCTCGTCGTATCCGGTGACCGTTACATTGTGTGTGGCGCTCACTGCTCCTCCTAGCCCAGGACCTGCCTGACGGCGTTCGGGTTTTTCTGAATTACGTTGATGATCGCCTGGGTACCTTCCGGCGTCTCGATCCCCGAGGGGATATCGGCCGGGTCGGTGACGTTGACCACGTTGACCGTGGGCGCCGCCTGCGCCGCCTGGCTGATATTCACATTCGGTTCGATGGATCCAGAGCCCACTGGATTGAATATCTCTGGCCCGCGCTCCCCGACCAGCACGGGCTGGCCGCCGCGGACGGTCCCGCCCGCCTGCTTGCCGCCGCCGAAGAGCCCGCCGACGAACGACAGGAAGCCGCCGAAGCCGCCTCCGCCGTCGCCGCCCAGGTTGCCGAGGATATCGAACACCTCCGCGGCAAGGGCCTCGGCCGCCAGCTGCTGCAATAGCTGCGCGAACTTAAACGGTAGCTCGTCCAGGCCCTCGTTGAGCGGGTCCGCGATGATCCCGGTGAGCGTGGTTTCCGCCGTCTCGGATACGTCGTCGAAGAAATCCTGCAGGGACGGCAGGGCGTCGTCGAGGGCGGCCTTTTCGTCGAGCAGCGTTTGGGTTAGATCACGGATCTTGGCGGCCTGCTCCTCGGTAGCCCCGGCTGCCAGCGCCCGGACCTCGGCGTTGACCGCGATGGCTATGTTGGTGGCGTCGAGCAGGAGTATCTCCTCCTCCAGCGCTGCGATCTCGTCGTCGAATTCTTGCGCCAAGTCGGCTGCTTCGATCTCGTCCCGCAGCGCGCGATTGGCCGCGACCCCTTCGTCGCGCAGCCTGACGAAATTCGCGCGAAGCTCATCGACCGCCTCCGAGGGCAGTAGATCGCCGAATATCTCGGCCTCGGCCGCGGCGAGGGCGAAGTCCTCCTGCAGGCGTCGGATCGCCACGTCGGCATCGTCGCCGAGTTCGGCTTGAAGCTGGAGTGCGGCCTGCTCCTGAGCCAGCGCTATACCGAACTCCTCGATGGCGTCTCGCGCCTCGGTGATGTCGTCGGCGGCATTGGGATCGACCGGGATGCGGAATTCCTCGCCGGCCGTGGGATCCGAGAACTCCTCTCGGGTTGCCAAGCGATCCGTGAAGGCCAGAAAGCGGTCCTCGATCCCCTTAAGCTCCGCGTCGATTTCGGCGCGGGCGCCGATGGCCGTTTCTACCTGCTCGTCGAAAAACTCTCGGACGCCCGTTATCTGGCCGAACGAAACGAACTCCAGCGCCGCCCCGAAGCGCTCCCCGATAACGCCGGTCGTGCCGATGACGTCGGCTACCAGGCCGGCAAGCTGCGTGTCCAGGCTGGTGACGAAATCGAAGATGGCCCGGCCGCCAACGATAACGCCCTCGACGGTGGTGTTGACCCACTCGATTATTTCCTCCCGGTTCTCGTCCAGGAACAGCGAGAAATCGCGGATGGCCACGGAGATCGCACCCGTCGCCCCGGTGGCCTGATCGATGCCGCCGACGAGGAACTGAAACGAGTTTTTAAGGTTGGTGATCGACTGCGATACGGTCGGGATCGTCTTTGCAAATTGCGCGCCGAGGCCCTCGCCTCCCTCCAGGATCGCCCTGAAGAACTCCTCGGACGTTACCTTGCCCTCGATGACCAGGTTCCGCAGACGGCCGACCGAGCCGCCGGCTTCGTCGAGGCCGCGGGCTACCGCCTGGGCCAGCGGGAACGCGCCCTCGAGGATGGAGTTGAATTCCTCGGCCCGGACGATGCCCGACGAGAAGGCCTGCGATAGTTGGCGCAGCGCACCGGATGCCTCAGAGGCCGCCCCGCCCTGAACGGCGAGGGCCTGGCCGGTGATCTCGACAAGCTCGAATAGCTCCTCCTGGGAGGCGCCTAGCTCGCCGGCAGCGATGCTGGCGCGGCTGAAGAGCGAGACCGTCGCGCCGAACTCCTGCCGCGTGTCCTGGGCGATGGCGAACAGGCGCTCGTTGGCCGCAGTCAGTTCGTCGGTACTATCGGTGACAATACGGAGGCGGTTCTGGACCTGTTGGTAGGCGTCGGCCGTGCGGATAAGCTGGCGGATACCGAGCGCGCCAACCACGCCGACGAGCGCGTTTCGGAGCGTGAAGATCCGCTGCCCGACGCCACGGACGCGTCCGCCGAACCGCTGCAGGGCTGCCCCGCCGGCACGAAGCCCGCGCTGGATCCCCGAGGGATCTACGACGATGCGGATTACGCGATCAGTCACCGCCTAGCCCCTTCTTCTGTTTGCGCTGGCGCTCTTTCGATTCATCGATGCCCTTCCAATGCGTGAGCAGGACGGTGTCGACCTTCCAGACGATCCGTTTCACGGTATCCGGGTCCAGGCCGTATGCCAGGCAGTACTCGACGATGGCCATCACGGGGATGCGCCCGCGCGGCGTCCGGCGCTCGGTTTGGAGATCCTGGTACGCCTCCCAATAGACGAAAAACCGCGCATCGATCTGCGGCGGCTCCTCGATATGCTCGGGCGCCGTAAGGCCGCGCTCCTTGTAGGCGGCGATGATCTTGTCCGAGACTTCGGCATCCCCGATCCGGAGCGCGTGATCGAGGACCGCTGTCAGTTTCCCGCCGCGGCCTCTTCGTGTTCCACGCGGAAGTTCGACCACTGCAGCGCCACGCGCTGGATGCCCTGGAAGAACTTGGGCACCCGTTTGAAGAGGGCCACCGCATTCTTCTCGCTGAACTTCAGTTTGGGATCCTTCTTGTCGGCCGGGTCGACCCACTCCCATTCCGAAATAACGGTCTTGGCGTAGATCTTCCAGAGCATTTCCCGGTCTGCGTCCTCGTCCATGTCGTCCAGGCCGTTGCCCTTCAGCCCGATGGATAGTTCCGACAGCTCCCGCCGATAGTCGGCGTTGAGCGCGGCGTCGGCTGGCCGGACCTTGACCAAGCAGATGACCTTCCCCGCGAACTCGATCTGACACTGCCGCCCCTCGCTAATAAGCCGTTCCGATGTTTCAAAAGCCTCATAAACCCTCACGGTTTCCTCCTGGGCCTTTGCCGGCCCGGTCGCTGTTAACTACCGGGCGAAGTTCACGCGCTGCGCGGATATCGTGTATCCGAGCGTCGAGTCGAGAATCGCCTGGTAGGTTCCGGGGATCGTGACGTCCGCGTTTTTGCCTGGGACGTCCGGCGCTCCACCGGAAAACTTGATGCGCGGCAGGTCGAAGATCATGGATCGCCCGTCCCCGCCCTGGGTGATTAGATCCAGCGACGTCTCCGCGTTGGTCAGTATGATTTGCAGGATCTCGTCGTTGTCGAAATACGTCGACAGGGTGCCCGTTACCGATAGCTCCCCGACGCCGATTCCGGATGCGCCGAACACGCCCACGGCCGGTTGGCGGCGCAGGTTGTTGTTGATTTCAATCGTCGCCTCCAGCACGAAGTTGACGCCCGCGGCGTCGATGGGATCCACGCCCCGCCCGAGCCGCCCGATATCGTTCGAGGTGTTGTACACGTCGAACTGCTCGGCGGGTACGTCCACCGGGAGGGCTGCATACAGTTCCGGGTACGTCGGTGAGTTATCCGACACCGCAGAGTTGAAGCCGAACCAGGTCAACGAGCCGACGGCTATCGCCTGGGGCGCAAGGGTCATGTTGAAGTTGTTCAGCGCCATGCCGAGGAATAGCTCGCGGGTGATCGGGGTGTGATCCTCGAACCGCCGCTCGACCGCGTTCTGGTGGGCGTCGATATTCTCGGCACCGTTCTCTACCCGGCTGCCGTAGAAGGCCTGCACCTGTTCGGTAGCCGCGGCGTCCGTTGCCATACCCGTCTGCGCGTCGCTGGTCATGGTGTCGTTGGTAAGGTCGATCTCGCGCGCCCGCGCCCACACGTTATTGCCGGCGGTAGCGAAGTCCGCGAATTTGAACCACTGCCCGATGAGCGTCGGTAGGCCAGGGCCGAAGGCATTGTCCAGGGCGCCCGCCGGGAACTGGAACACGGCGTCGCCGCCGCCTACCGTCACCGAAACGTCGCCGTTGCCCTGGGCCGCGAAGCCCGTGACGTTGATGCGGGTATCGGCGTCGGCCGTCTCCGTGCCGAGCAGGGCGTCGGTCGCCGTGCCGGCCAGCGGGTTGACGGTGAGGACGTTGACCGCGATGCCGGTGATCTCATAGATGCCGTCGCCTACGTCCCCGGTCAGCAGTTTCTGCAGCCGGATGATCTGGCCGACAATGAAGTCGGCGCCATCGTCAACGGTAACGGTACCGACCCCGAAGGCCGTGATCTCGCCCGTGCCTAGCTTCTCGATGGTGGCGTTGTACGTCGAGAAAAGCGCGTCCTCGATGAGGCTGTCGAAGGCCTCGAACGATAGCTCGATGCCGGTATCGCCGCCGGCCTCGGCGCCCACCAGGATCAGGTCGGTGATCTGGCGGTCGGGCCGGATCTCGTTCGACACGATGGTGTTCGGGGCGAAGGCTAGATTCGGCGTGCCGGTAAAGCGCAGCTGGTCTAGGTTGAAGGGACCGCCGGGTATCGGGGCAGTCCGCTGTGAACTTCTGAAAAAACGAAGCCCTACTCGATTTGTGTCAGACATGGCGGTCTCCTGTTAGCCGGTCTCACACCGAGCGGAATGAATCGTATTCGACCTGAGCGTTAACATTCACTTGGAACCATTGGTTCACGCGTCCGATTTCCGTCAGGCCTGTGTTGCGAATTCGGATGCCGGTGAGGTGCGTTGACTCGCAAAAGTCGAGCAGTATTTCCGCCAGCCGATCTGCCTCTTCCTGGCCGGTATTGAACCGAACGAAAACCTGCGCTGCGAATACTACCACCCTCCTCACCTGTACACTTGCGCCCGCGCCGAGCGACGCTAGGTCCCCTGTCGCGTGAGCTAATCCAGCAGAAACATAGGCTTGCTGATTGCGCGGATTAAAACTGACGTTATCCCAGGCCACTATATCAAGGCTCTCGCCTGCCGTCGTCCAGTGCGCGCCGAAAGCGGTGCGGAACGTATCGCGGAACTCTGCCGGCGTTCGTGTCGAAGCACCCATTAGCGTAAGTCTCGCCTGCCGCCCGGGACCGACAGCGCGGCGTCGATTTGATCGTCGATCCAACCGGGCTCACTGGCCGGCGGCGATACGGCATGGCCGCCCGCGGCAAGGACGCCCGCGTAAGGCACGTTGTTTTGAATCACCAGGCGGGCTTTCGAGCGCCCGCGACTGTGCCCTTCGATCACGCCCTGGCCGCCCGCTATGGTAGTCGCGCCGTTGGAATCGGTGCCCTCCACCTCGGCCTCGTTAAAGCCGCCGACTGACACCAGCCAGTTGCGTTTGAAATGCCCACCGACGTAGCCGGCCGGGGCGCCGGCAGGGTTGACCCAATTGTCCGGGTTGCCGACGGGTGAGGCGGCGACCACGTTTCGCAGTATCGCCAGGGACGTTTCGCCGATGTCCTCGAATAGCTCGAGTTCGATCTGCCGGAGGATCTCGCGCGCGTTGAATCGCTTGGAGGCCACTACGGTGCCCTCACCTGGAATTTATACAGGAAATCCGTCTTGCCCGGGTGTACCCGGATGACGTCCAGCACCTCCTTCGTGGTGCCCTCGTCGACGATAGCGGAGCCGGCCGGCGGCACGGTACTGCCCAGGGAGAGCCCCGCGACCAATACCGTCTCGTCGCCCTGCTGCACGATATTGCCGTCGATCAGGCTGCGCGCAATAGGAACCACCACCGCCGGCACGACGATATCGGTGGTCTCGCTTTTCTCGTTTACCTCCCAGGGCTTGGTCGGGTCGGCCGGCTGCCCGATAGGGATCTGCACGGTGACCTGGCGGTCCTCGCCGAACTTCCGAATCAAACGCAGAGCGGTATCTTCGAGCGCCATGCTACCCGGCCCGGGCCGTAAGGCCTGCGATGCCGACGCGTAGCCAGCGGCGTATCACTAGCTCGGCGCGCGGGAAGGGCTTAAACCGTCGCGGGCTCGTGTTTTTATAGGACGTGGCCGTCGCCAGGACATCCACCTTCTCGCTGATGCTGCCGATCTCCCGGCCGGTCTCATCGTACTGCGGGGTCGGGGCCAGCGCTGACGGGGCTGCCTCAAACGCATACTCGATGGAGGCGTTGCCGACCTCCTCCGGTATCTCGTCCGCCGGGACCAGGACGCCAAGCTCGTCGAACACCCGGTTGCGCGGCCATTCGAGCCGCTGGCTTGAGGAAAAGCGCTCTCCCTTGTAGCGGCGCCGGTAGGTCTGGTCCAGGTAGTCCGCGCCCTGTATCAAAGCCGAGCTGCGCTCCTTCGATGAGAAGGCTTTCCACGCCGTTTTCCGGTCGGAGTTTTCGAGGTACTGATCGGCGTCGTCGAGGTTCGCGTAAACGTTCGCGTCGTCGAGCCCGGTGCCGTCCTCTTTTACCAGGGTGATCGCCATTTCGATTTCCTATTTCGTGATGTCCTGCTGGAAGATATACCGCTCCTTGGCAACGGTCAGAATCTTGCCGGCGGTATCCGTCTGTTCGATATCGTAAAAATACTCCTCTGGCTCCTGATCCGCGTCGCCGGGCGACCAGGGGAACTCCACCTCGCCGGCGGGCCCGTCGGTTATCGTGCCGACGATGCTGGCGATCTCCGTGCCGATAGGCACGCCCGGGTCCGGGTCCTCCTCGGTGTTCACGGTCATCTTGAAACCGAAGCCGGTGACGTCCAGGGCCACGACGGGGCTGCTCTCCGGGTCCAAGACGAAAATCTTATCGGGAGCGGTGTCGCCGCGTTTGCGGGCGATGCATATTCCCGCTCGGTCTGTGTCGCATGAGGCCATCGTCGTCTCCTATGGGACCGATTGCGTGGAGTTGTCCTGATCTATTGAGATCGTTTGCCGGGTATTTTGCAAGAATACCAGCAAGGACTGCAGCGAGTTAGGAATGCGTCGTGCGGTCTGATCGAACATCGAGCCGGCAAGCGTAAACGCCAGTTCGGCGAGCCCGCTCAATTCGCCGACGCCGCGCAGCGTACCGTCCGCATCGATAGTCAACTGCGCCGAGCCCTGCATCGCGCCGAGCCCGACCAGGTTGCCGGATGCGGTGACGACCATATCGGCGCTGCCGGCGAGCGCACCGACACCGAGGATATCGCCTGCGGCGTCGATTGTAAGGTCGGCCGTCCCCTGAATGAATCCGGGCGCGGCGAGGGTGCCGGTCGGCGTAATTACCAGGCTGGCGCTTCCGAGGATATTGGCCGTGGCGATCATGGTGCCGTCGGCCGTGATGGTCATCGTCAGGCCGCCGGCCAGCGCCCCGGTAGCCAGCAGCGTACCGGCGGCGTCCAGCGTCAGCGGTACGGTGCCGGCCAGCCCACCGATGCCAGCAAGAACGCCCGCCGGATCGATAGCAAGGCCCAGGCTACCGGTCAAAGAGCCCAGGCCCGCCAAGGTCCCGGCGGGCGTAAGCACTAAATCGGCGCTGCCGGCGATGGCCGCCAAGGCCGTCAAATTGCCCGCGAGCGTAAACGTGAGGCTCGCTGCGCCCAACAAACCGCCGGTGGCTACCAGCGTGCCGGCAGGCGTGATCGTGAGGCTGGCAGCGCCAGCCAGCGCGCCTAGACCGGCCAGCGTCCCCGTGGCGGTGATAACCAGCGGCACCGTGCCGGCAATGGCCCCGCCCGCCGCGTCGACCGCGTTGCCCGTAACGTCGAAAACCAGCGCCGCCGTGCCTACCAAATCGCCCCGGCCGACAAGCGTCGCCGCAGGCGTAAGCAGGAGCGCGACGGAGCCGGCCAGTTCACCTTGCGCGCCAAGGGTGCCCGTGGGTGTTAATACGATGGCGCTGCTGCCAAGCAGGGCTCCGAGGGCCTGTAGCGTACCGGCGGGCGTCAATACCAGGGAGGCCGATCCGGTAAGTGCGCCGGTCGCCTGTATGGCCCCGGCCGGCGTGATCAGGAGGGCCGCCGACCCGGCAAGCGCACCGCGACCGAGCAGCGTGGCCGTCGGCGTAAGGACCAGGTCGGTGGATCCGAGCAGCGTGCCGAGCGCCTGCATGGTTGCCGTCGGCGCGATGGCCAGAGCGACGGAGCCGGCAAGCTCGCCCCGGCCGACGAGCGTGCCCGCGGGCGTGATCGTCATATCCAGCGAGCCGGAAATCTCCCCGGCCTGTAGCTCGATGATTTCGACGCCGACCATCATCCAGTCCTTGTCGTTGTCGACGACGTGGGTGATCGTGTCGGTGCCGGTTGGCGGATTGATCCGCGTAAAAATCCCCATCGTCGAGGCGTTGCCGCCGTCGATATTCTCGACGAAATACTGCTGCGTGTAGTCGGCGTCGATCGTCACGAAGTCGTCGTTCCTGGGATAGCCCATATTCAGAATGAGCGAGCCGGCATTGTCGACAGTAATGACGAGTTCCGCGTCGGTGTTATCGGTCCCGCCGCCGCACGTCGGCGAGGCGCTGGTGCCGTTTGTGTTGCCATAGTCGCCGTTGATGGGCGCCTGGTTTTCAGCACCGGAGATTCGGTTAACGGTGATATGCGCGCCGCTGTCCAGCGGGTCGCCGTTGAACGTGGTCACCAAAGTGAAGCTCGACGGCGAGCCGAACGCCCACCAGAACTCGGCGCGCGGCTCGGAGAGCCGTCCGCCACACGCGACCGTCCCCGACACCAGCGCCCAGGTAAGGCCGCCGCCGGTCATCGAAAGTACCTCGCTCGTTCCGGGCGTCCCGTTGCTCGTCCAAAACACGACGCTGACGAGGTAGAACTGGTCGGTCCCGCCGGGGACGCTCGGGACGTCAAGGAAATCGTCCGGGACCGTCATGAGCGCGGCCGTCACGCTTTCATAAACGGTACTCACGGACGCGGCTTCCCGACATTCGGATTGCCGCTCCGCAGGGAGCGCAGTCGGTTGCGCGCCCGCGCCGGCAGGTTGGCCTCGTTCGCGCCGGCGAACAGGCGGTGGATACCGATCATAATTTGCACGGCTTTGTCGTTCCAGGCGGGGTCGATTGCGACCCGTTCAAACGACTGGATGTCGGCTACCTGCGCGGAGGTAAGGGCGGGGAAATATTGAACCAGGGCCCTCTGTATCTCGGACAGCGTGTCGTCCGCCGGATCGAAGCGGGTATCCGCCGGCCACCGGGTTTTGTTGTCGTGATCCGAATGGGCGAGATCGGCCAGCTCGTGCGTATCGCCGAGGTCAGGCGTGAATATCCAGACGATATTGTTCGCAAGCGCCATGTTGCCGACCCCTGTTCAATTTAGACGGGCATTGGCATTCGCGTCGGTTAGGATGCCGGCGATATTCAGCGTCCTGCTGGTATCTCCCGCCCACCGCTTGGCCTGCTTTCCTGCCTCCCGGAACCAGGCCGCGATCTGCATCGCGCCAGGCGCCGACCACTGGATAATCTGATCGCTGATCTGAAACACGACCAGTTCGCCTTGCGCCCGTACCTGCCACGGGTGATTGCCGTGGCTCCCGTGGCCGTCGTCGAGTATTACCTCGGACAGCTGCTCGGGACGGACGGGCTGGCGCTTCATGTCCGTTACCTCCTGCCGCGTGCAACCGGAGAGCCGGCCGGCTACGTTGGCAGATAGGCGCAGGCGCTGCGCGATCAGGAAAGCCGAGTGATAGGAAAACCGTGCGGCGTGCTTGCCGACGGTGAATACCACCACGTCGTCGTCAGTCGCTACCGATACGTCCTCACGTTTTGCCAGCTCGCTCACGCGGCGAGCGAGGCTGCCAGCATCGCCTTCGTGTCCTTGGCCCCACGGCTACCCGCAAGCGTCGCGGCGCGCATGGCTTCGTGCGCGTCCTTCCACTCGGGATTGTCATCGAGGTCAGCTTCGTTACGGGTTGCGCGATAGTTAAGCTCGGCGTTTCGTCGGACCGCCTCTTTGGCGAACGCGGCGACCTGGCTGTCGTTGCCGGCAGCCTTCGCGCGATCCGTCAAGGTAGCGACCCGGGTCAGCCGCAATTCAATGCGCGCCTGACGTTTTACGTTTTTCAGAAATGACGAGAGTTGCATTTTGGTCTCCTAGTCCAGGCTAACATCCAAATCGCCGGCAGCGAATTCGGGCGTAATGCCTGTGCTGACTGCGAGGCTGGCGGCAAGTGCGCCCACCATATTCAGGAAGCCGACGCCCGTCGAGGCGAAGCCGAGCCCGAAATGGGTGATCGTATCCGAGCCGGCGGTCGCTTGCGGGTATGTAATCGCGGCATCGTTATCCGCCACGCCGGACGCGACGGTCCAGCCGGCAGTGCTACGCGCAACACCGACGCGTGCATACGGTGTGTATGTCGCCTCGTTGACCGTTTGGTCGCTGACCGATTCGGCGGGCAATGCCGTCAATAGGCTGGTGAAAAAGCTGCCCGCGCCGACGGAGGGTTGCAGGCCACCGGCATCACCGACGTTCGGCGCTGCCACGTTTGTCATGATCAGATCGAGCAGATCATCTTCCCAAAAATCTTGTGCTGACATTTTCGGCTCCTAAGTTGATGGCATAGCTGGAGCCCTCACGGCCGCTGCTTGGTGATTATCACAGAAAACACGCTTACACGTCGAGTTGATCATGTGAGCGTTCCGGTTGCGACCAATAGTCGCTGGCTTTTCGGCCCGAAAAAATAAACCTGCAGTGTGCCGGTTGCTACCGCCGCACCTCGAGTAATTTGGAGATCTCGCCCCTCCCCGAAGAGCGCCCGGATGGTCGTCAGGTTTGCAAGGTCCTCCGCATTGCGCGCTTGCGAAATGCCGTCGCTAAACAGCGTGTCGCCAGCTGGTATTGCCGCCGAAGCGGCAAGCACCTCGACCAGGATGCGGACGTTTGCCGGGAGGGTGAGATCGTTCGGAAACACGGCCGACGCAGCGGCCGAACCGAAATCATGTGGTGTCGCTACCAGGGACGCGAAGTCCGTCTGGTCCTGCTTTTTTCGGCGCCTCTCACGGGCAAACCATCCACGCGCGTCGTCCGCGCTGGCCCCGGTCGGCGTTGCCATGACTAGTCCTGGCCGGCGGCAGCTGCGTCCGGGACGGCTCCCTTCGCGTGGTCCGCGGCAGCCGAGGCTTCAGGCTTCACCGCACTGCGAAGCGGCCGGGCCATGCCACGGGCTCGCTGGCGGTGGAAGGCGGCGTCGATGGGAGCCTTGCCGGCTGCCTCAAGCAGCGCTTTAAGTCGGGCCGGCTCCAGCGCACGGTTTTTCCGCAGCGCTTTCTGGCTCTCGACGTATCCCTTCACGGCGTCGACCGGGCGGTCGCTCTTCACCAGGGACGGATACAGGTCCGCCATGAGCGCGCGGGCCTCCTCCTTGCAGGCGTCGATCTCCGCCAGGGCGGCCTCTAGCCTGTCCTGGACGCCGACTAGCTTTTCCCGGATGCCGGTCTTGCGCTTTTCCTCGGCGATGTCCTGTTCGGTAGGCGTCGGCGGGGCTACGAGCGCGTCGTCGTGGCGTACCTTGTCGGCGGCCCGTTTGTCGGCCAGCGGGTCGCGCCGGGCCCGGTCTACGACCGGAAGCGCGCCGTGTGCGCCCGTGTCCGGGGCGGCAGTTTGGGGAGGGTCAGCGGTAGGGGCTACCTCGGTCGGCGCCGGCAGCGGGGCACTGGCGGCCTCGTCACTGGCGTGTTCCGGCCCCGATCCGCCGGAATCCGGCGATGCGGCGCTTTCCTGCCCTTCTTCGGGCTCGTTCGTTTCTGACATTAGTCGGGCCTCCTGGTCCTGGTTTAAGGGGAGCCGGGCATCACGCCCGGCCTCCGACACGGTGATTGCGAGGGCTGCTTAGAACTCGGTCGTCACCAGGCGCGCGGCCTTGATCTGCTTCCGCTCGGGGAAGGTCCGCGCCCAGTTATTCACGCCATCGGTAATTTCGGCGTTGGTCGGGCCGCCGTCCGTATTGGCAACCGACCCGGAAAGGAATCGGTGACCGACCGGATGCATGGTCCATTCGATCCGGCTGAAGAGGCTCTCGCCGCCGCCGCCGTTGCCCTGGTCCGGATCGCGATCGATCTCTGCCGGCACCTTGGGATTGCCGACGCCCCACCGGGACGCCATCGCTCCGAAGATCCAGGTGTCGAATACGCCCGCGGCGTTCGGCATCGAATCGTCGACGATGACACGCCGGCCGAGGAAGGTCGGAATATCGGCCGCCGCCGCGTTCGTGCTATCCGGAATGAAATCGATCAGGTTGTTTTTCTGCGCCTTCGAGAAAACAATCGAATGCATGAATACCGCCACGAAGTCGCTCTGCGAATCGCCTGCGGTAGTGATGGCATCGATGAATGCCTCGGCAGAAAAGTCCGTCACGCCTGGGGTAAACGCTCCGCTGATATCGACCGACAGGTCGTCCTGGGCAGCGTTGTTGGTGATGCCCGCCCGCGGGTCGTCGTTCGGAGTCACCTGGGCGTTGTCGGCAAAGATGCCGGTCCAGGTAGACACGAACACAGCCTGTAGGCGCCGACGCCAGTAAGACGCCACGTTGGCTGCGATTGCGTTTGACGGGTCGTCGCCGGCAAGCGCGCTGACCAGGTCCATCGTTTTCCAGGACTGGTTTCGCGACAAGCGCGTGGCGAGTTCCTGGTTCGTCTGGATCTTGGCCGGCACTGCTATCTGCGCCGGGTCGTCGCTCGATACTCGATCCGCGAGGATATTCGAGTCGTCGTCGATATCACGCCATGAGGGCGCGTTGAAGGTTGTGCCACCGCCTACGAGGAAACCGTCCAGGGCAGGGTCGCGAACGACCACGCCGCTGTCGACCAGCGCCGTTTTCTGCTCCGTGAGTGTCCGGACGTAAGGGGCGAAGATTTCCGGGACTACTACGTCCGCAATGCGTACCTCGGCCATGAGATTCTCCTTGAAATTACAAAGAGCCGAACCCTCACGGCCGGCAGTTACTTCGCGATCTTACCTTACTGGTTCGGTCGCGCCTAGCTCAACACCTGCGACCTTCATCAAACGCATCGCGTTCGCCTTGTCAGCGGTGTACGCCTGCGACTGCTTGGTCATATTCCAACCGGCCTTCGTCCACGGATTCCCTTTGCCGAGATCACCTCCGGCGCCGGCCCCGGCCCCTTCCCCGTCAGCGCCCGCGCCAACGGAGGCAGGCCAAAACATCCTGAAGGCCTTTTCTCTTGCTATCCCGGAAAAGTAATCGTCCGGCTTCATGTTCGGGCTCACCCCGTTGCCGGCCTCTAGCTTCGTGACTACCGACCCGTCCTGCGCTACCTCGAAATTCGGCTCCACCAATGTGACCAGGTTGCTGACGCCCTCTGGCGTCGCGCCCGCGGTACTCGCGGCCTCGGTCAGCTTGTTTCTAATTGTTGTATTGCGGCTCTTGCCGAGCGCTGCGTCGCGCTCTTTTTCGAGTTTGCCATTCGCCTCGGTCAGGGAGGCCACGTTCCGTTCGAGGTCATGGAGTCGCACGGATACGTCTCCATCAATCTCGCCGCCGCCGGTCCCTTTTCCGTTCCCGCCGTCCGGCTTCACGCCAGGCGGTGCGAACTTCTTCAGCGCCCCTTCCACGATGTCTACTATGTCGTCACGACTAAGGCCGGCGCCCGCCTTACGGGCGAAATCGGTGCCGGCATCCTCGAGGCGTTTTTTCAGTGCTTCAGCGTATTTGTCGAAATCCTGCTGCGTCTTCATCCCCTTCACGTCCAGGACAAATTTGCCGTCGGATTCCTTGTAGTGGGCCGCGAGGCCCTCGGGTACGTCCGCCTTCGCGCTGATAATCGCTTCGAGCATCGTGGAGCGCTCCTCTCACAGTGAGCATACGGGTCGGCGGGACTATAACGCCGTCGACGGAAAAGGACAAAGGTTTACGTCGCCGGCACGGGCGCCCCGGGTAGCCGCGGCGCGGGAAGATTCGCGCGTTGGAACGTGCCGGGATCCTGGTCGTACAGTTGCCGAAGGGTCAGTCGCTGCCCGCTGTTGTCCACGAAGCCCTTCAGGTCCAGTTCGCCTGAACGAAAGAGCCTGCCTCGCGTCGGGCCTAATACCTCGTTCTGGAACGCGGCGTTTTGCCGGCGCAGCCATTCGGTGTAATTGACGTCGGCCGGGACCTTGCCGACCAGCTTGTCGATCGCCCGGCGCCGGGCCGGGCCCTTCAGATCGCCTAGCTGCCGCTGCGTCGCCGTGGTGAACGGACGCGAGCCCAATGCGCGCCCCTCGACTACCGGGATGCGTTGCGACCGGCAGTTGATGTGCAGAGGCGGGTGCGGGCCTTCGCCGGTCTTGAATATATCGCCGTCCAGGGACGAGCAGATGGCCGTGGTGCGAGCGTCGAGCGTGGCGTTGTAGCTCTCGCGCTTGATGAAGCGTTTATTTTTCTTGAATAGCTCCGAGCGGACGCCGTTGGTGATCGCCGCCATCGCGGTGTTCGCCAGCGTCAATGCGCCGCGCCTGGTTATCTGGCGGACGCCATCGGTCCCGCCCAGGGCACGGGTGCCGAATATCCGCTGGCTGATTGCCCGGGGCGTCTCGTTGAAAACCAGGCCCTGCCGGATCTCGCCCATCATCCGGCGCCGGTCGCCTACCTCGTATGTGCGGAGCCAATCGCGGAGGATATTCCGCTCGAACGGCCGCGCGAACACGATGCCGCGCAGTTCCCGTGCGGTCGGTAGCGCCAGCGTGGCGACTACCGGCAGGCTGTCCTGGATCAGGTTGGCCGTAAACGCTGTCTCGGCGACGGCCAGGGCGACCAGTTCCTTGCGGATCTGCTCGTTGATGCCCTTGAACGTGGGCCGGTTTATCTCGGCGATCAGCAGCGAGGTTTTGATCATGCGCTTGGTCGTAGCCGGCCCGGGATCCCATCCCAGGTGGGCGATGCGTTCCAGGCGGGCGTTCAGCCGGGCCCGCAGTTCAGGCTCGGCCCTATTCAGGAGCGCGACGACCCGGGCGGCCAGGCCCTTGCTGAAACGCAGCAGGCCTATCTGGTGCCGCAGCATCGCGTCCTGGATCTCGTCGTTGCTGGTGTGCGCCATTAGGCGTCATCGCCGGCGTCATCGCCGTCGTCATCGCCGTCATCGGCGGGCGGTCCTCCTGGCAGGCCTCCCGGTGGGCCGCCGGCCGCCTGGCCCATCGCGGCGTCGCGGGCTGCCACCATCCGTGGGTCGTTGAGATCGCCCGCGCCGTCCACGCCCAGGAAGGCGTCGGCCCCGGTGTCGAACGCGTCCATGTTGGATTCCTCGTCGATAGCCTCCAGCTCCTCCTCGAACGTAAGCTCGGTGTAATCCTTCTGGCGCATCCAGTTGTGGACGCTCTTCCAGGATAGCGGCACCTTTTTCGATTTGGCCGCGGCGAACTGAACCAGCTGCGCCGGGTCCTGGTCCTCCGTAATGAAATCCAGGTTGGCCTCGACCTTCACCTCGTCCGGATCCGCGCCGACCCATACGGCGCACTGGCGCAGGGCCGTTTCGAGCCCGGTAGCGGACGTCATGGCGATGGTCTGCAGCGTGGCGGTCCTGGCGGCTACCCGGATCCGCAGCGTCTCGGCGGCCTCGGCGCCGGCACCGCTGGACAGCAGTTTGATGCCCTCCTCGCCGGCCCGGCGATAGTCGTCCTCCAGGGAGGTGCGCTGCTCGGAAAGCGCCTGCGAATTGGGGCCGATAAACTTCGCGTCGGCGCCCTCGTCCGGCAGGTTGAGGTAGGCGCCCGAGCCGATGATCGGCTTGGCGTCGGCGGACGGGTTTTCGTCGCCGCCGCTGATGTCCTGGCCGAGGATGACCAGCGTATCCTGCCCGGACATAAACAGGGCGGCCCGGTGGTCGGCCTCGCCCCGGTAGATCGCCAGCGATAGGTTCGCCAGATTGATCAGCGGCACGTCGGCCGGCTGCGTCGCCAGGTCGGTGGTGTTGATAAACGTAAACGGTATCTCGTCCAGCGTCTTGCCCCGGATGGACGGCTGGATGGCTGCCTGCAAATTGCCGTCGCGCTCGACGACGCTCGTGTAGACATTCGCTCCGGCGTCGCCCAGGGACAGCGCCCGGAAGCGCGGCACCAGGTTCCACGTGAAACGGTTACCCGTATCGCGCTCGAAGCGGGTCTCGTCCAGCACGGTAAGCAGTAGCCGGCGGACGGCCTGGGAGCGCTTGGCGTCGTCCTGCTGCTTTACGTCCAGGGTCTCGGTGAGGTCGTCCCAATTCAGGATCTGCGGCGCCGGGTAGCGGATGATCAGCGGCAGGTCCCGGTTCGGATCCACGTCGAGCAGCAGCCCGAGGCGGCCGTACAGCAGCTGGTCCAGGTGGATCTGCACGAGCAGGTCGTTCAGCGATTCGCCCTTCGGCGTCGCCAGTTCCCGCATATCCTCCAGCGCCTTGGGCAGTTCGATGTTGGAGGCCTCCCGATCCAGGATGCCGGTGAGGGCGCGCGTCGTCTCCTTGACTAGCTCCGGGAAAAACGCCCGCGTGATGTATGCGACGTAAAGCGCCAGGCCCTCGTCCGACAGCTTGTTCGGCGACGCGGAAAGGGCGCGCATACCGGAGGTGGCCGGGAGGTAGAGCGTGGTCTTGGATTTGATATGCCGCTGGCCCTCGTTGCTGTCAAACATCAGCACCCAATCGGGGCGCCGGGAAACGTAGTCCGGGTGCGGGTCGGATATGTTCGAGCCGCCCTGGGTGCTTTGCGGAGCGGTGGTAATGCCCGGCTGAAACGGGGCGGTGGTGTTGGCGAGTATGCTCGGGTCGTTGTGCGGCATTAGTGCGCTCCTATAAGGGCTCCGGACGTTGGCGGGCGTGGTTGCCTTACGGCACGGTGGTAAGCGCGCGAGAAAGCGTCGACCTGGTCGGCAAACGCGCCGCCCGGAAAAGCGCAAAGCTCATCCATAAACGGCGTGTTCCACGAGGCGCGCACAATGTAGACATTCCCGGCTTCCGCCTGGGCCGCAGGTGCTTCGGCCCGGACTGTCTTGTCGCCGGATTCAGGCGAGTAGAAGATCCGATGGCGGGGAAAGTCGGCGGCAATATCCTCCGCCTGGGCCTTCCCTGCTTGGCCGGGGTCCTGCGGGAAATCGATTGTTACGCCTCTCCCGTCCTGGTCGCCCACGTTTCTCATTGTTGATCGAACTTTACCGGGCGAACCGCGAAAACGAACCACGTCCTCGATGTAGATTTTGCGCCCCACATAGTGCAATAGCAAACCGACGGTGTACGCAGCCCTGCTGGCTCCCGAGGCAGATGCGTCGGTAGCGGCGAGGTCGTAGCCGCGCACCCGCCAGCCGCCCTTCGGCACGTCGGCCAGCTCGACGAACTTGTCCTTGAACCAGTCGCGCTTGAATAGCCCGCCCTCCCGTGGGTGCGGCCGCTGCTGCAGCTGGCCCGCCCGGGCGTACCCGCCAAGCTCTATCTCCAGGGCGTGAAGGCGCTGCTCGTTGAATAGCTCGGGCCAGATCAGCTGCCCCTCTTCCTCGCGGAAATCCCCGCGCAGTGCCCGGCCGCTCTTCTTGAGCGTGATCGGCACGGATACAAACGGGTGTTTTTTCTCGTACCGCGCCGGCAGGCACAGGTGAACTAGCTCGGCCTCGTCCGCGATCATGTGGCCGGCATAGTCGCGCTCGTGCAGGCGCTGCATCATCACGCACACGCCTCCGTCCAGGGAGCGCACCCGGGTCGGCAGGGCCATGCGTAGCCGGTCGACGGTGTTGTCCCGGTAGTCGTCGCTCTCGGCCTGCTCGACGTTGTGCGGGTCGTCCAGGATAACGAAATCCCCGCCCTCGCCCATGATGCCGGCGACCGACGTCGAGAAACGGTAGCCGCCGCGCTCGTTGGCGAAGCGCGTCTTTTGATCCTGGTCTCGCCGGATCTGCAGTTTGGTTTCGCGCAGCGATCCGACCACGTTGCCCCACCGCTCTTGGTACCAGGGCGACCGGATCAGCTGCCGGGTCTTGTCCGCGTCCCGCAGCGCCAGGTCGGCCCGGTAGGAGGTCGCCATGAATCGTTTACTGACGCGGTCGGGCCGGGTCCAGCACCAGGCGTTCAGCAGTACCGATACGGACAGGCTCTTCATGTGCCCGGGCGGCACGTTGAGCAGCAGCCGCGGGATCTCGCCGGCTATGAAGGCCTCCAGGTACTCGTCCTGCAGGGCCAGGTGCCGGCCGTCAACGAAGGGCGCCGGGTCGAGCCATTCCCAGGCGCACTTGGTGAATGTATAAAGCGAATCCTCGCACCGCTCCGCCAGCATCGATTCGAGATGCGGGAGGTGTTCGAGTTTAGGCTTCGCCAGCGGCTGCGGCATGGAGTTTCCGCTGCAGCACCGTGTAGAGCCGCAGTTCCTCGTCGTCGAGGGCGCTGAAATCCGGCAGGCCTGCCACCGGGGTCATGCTGCGGTCCGGGCTCGTTACCTCCAGGGCCTTGGTGGGCTTGTATAGCGGGTGCCGGCTTTTCAAAGTTAGCTCGAGCAGGCGATCGCTCTTGCGGGTGATCGTCCGGAAGCGCGTCTCCTTCGAGCCGTCCTGTTTCACGTGGGTGTACGGGGCCTCCTCGTCCTCGCCGAATATGCTGCGCTTGATAGATTCGGCCTCGCAGTTGTCCAGGAAAAACGCCTCCTCCTCGTCCCAGGCGTCGGCGAATAGCGGATCCCGGTCCCGCAGGGCGTACCAGGCCCGCCGGGATATCTCGCCGGCAACGGCGGCCTTTGTTACCGAGCCGGTGCTGTGTAGCCGATCCAGGAACAGCGCCCGGCGTCGTTTGGTGATGGCCTTTTTACGAGCCATCGCCCTTGGCCTGGCCGACTAGATCCTCCTCGAACAGCTGCCGGTAGCGGTCGACCACCAGCTGGCAAAACAGCGGATCGATTTCTATGCAGCGGGCTATCCGCCCGGTTAGCTCGGCGGCGATAAGCGTGGTGCCGGTGCCGGCGAACGGATCCAGGATCAGCTGGCCGGGGCTCGAATTATTGAGGATGGGGCGGCGCATACATTCGACGGGTTTCTGGTTCGGATGCTCTAGCTCCAGGACCTGCAGGATATCGATATCCCACACGGTGGCCTCCTTGCGGCTACCCGTCCAGCCCGCGTCGCCGCCCTTGCGGACGGCATACCAGCAGGGCTCGTGCTGCCAGTGATAGTTGCCGCGGCTCATCGCGAAGCGATTCTTCCGCCAGATGATCTGCGACCGGATTTGAAAGCCGGCGGATGCCAGGCCGTCCGCTACCTCGCTGGAGTGCAGGCCGCTGTGCCAAACGTATGCAGCGGTCCCTTTGAAATGCTGCCACGCCTCCCGCCAATCGGAGCGGTCGTCGTTTTTGATTATCTCCCGGTGCGGGTGCGGCTTGTTTTTGTCGCGCCAGTTCGCGTCTAGGTTCACGCCGTAAGGCGGGTCGGTCACCATCAGCTGCGGCTTTTCGGCGCCGAGTAGCTCGAAGTGAACGGCCTTGTCGGTAGCGTCGCCGCAGATAATCTTGTGGGGTCCTAGCTCGATCATTTGGCCGGGCTGGATTTGGCTCTCTACAGGTACCGTCGTGGGATCGTCCTCGTCGGCCCGCCGGTTCGATTCGGCGCGGCGCTCTAGCTCGTTGACTATCTTGATCCGGTCCTTGTGGCTGAAGCCCGTCAGGTCCAGGTCAAACTGCGCGGCCTCCAAATCCGAAAACTCTATGTCGAGGATTTCGAGATCCCATCCGGCTAATTCGGCCAGGCGGTTGTCCGCGATGATGTAGGCCCGGGCCTCGTCCGCCGTCATATAGTTCAGGTCCAGCGTCGGTACCTCGGCCAGCCCGAGCCGGGCGGCGGCTTGGCAACGGGCGTGGCCGGCGATGATTACCAGGCGCCCCTCCCCGTCGTCCCGTATGAGGACCGGGTTGGTAAAGCCGAACTTGCGAATGGAGGCGGCGACCTTATCGACCTGGTCGTCGGTGTGGGTGCGCGGGTTGCGCTCGTAAGGTAGCAGGGCCTCGACCGGGCGATAGACGATCTCGGCCGTCGAGCCCGGCGGGTTTGAAGCGGTATCAGCCATCACGGCTCTCCAGTTGAATCACTCAACCGCGCCTTTCTGTGCAGTTGTGATCCAAAGGGTAACGGAACGGCGTCGTTCCTGCACCCTTCGAGACGAAAAACGCGCAAAACGGATCGGAATGGGACGGATTAGACGCTATCGATGGTGCTGCGGATGAGCAGCGGCAAATCGACCGGGAGTTCGGGGAAGGGCAGGTGGCCGTCGGCAATGATGATGCCGGGCATCCCGGACCAGAGTTTCGTCACGGCATAGTTCCAGACGTGCGCGTCGTCGAGCCCGCGGTACACCGCATCGATCAGGGCCTTGACCAGGTTATCGCCGTCCGGCGTCTGCAGATGCGGATAGCCCACGTGCTGCTGGCGCTTCTTTTGCGACCAGGATCGCGGGCACTCGATCAGGAACAGCGCGTGGAAGAAGTCGCCCGGTAGCTCCAGGCGCTCCAGCGCGACGTGATCGCGAAAGGTCCGGTAACGTTTCACGGCCGCGCTCGGTGCCCATTTATCTCGACGCGTTTGTCGGGGCGCCGGGCAAGGCGTGATCTCGTACCAGTGGCTGTGGATAGTCCTTACGGCCGGCTCCGGTACCGTCACGGGTGCCCGCCGGTGAAGCCGGTGATCAGTGCCGGCACGAATATCATCAACAGCACCACCACGACCAGGATCACGATTAGCCAGATGAATCCCTTCCGCATGGCTATCCGATCCGGTTATAGAGGCCCTTGGCCCGGGCAACAAGCCAGGCGCCGATACGCGCGCTCGGCGGGTACAGCTGCACCAGTACAAGGCCGATCAGAATACCGAGGATGAGTGTCGTCAGGTCGAGTCCAAACATGGATCTGCTCCTCTATGAAAACCAGCAAACGGCAAGCGCGATCGCGAGGATCACGATTGCGATAATCAGGCGTCTACAATCTGGCCGCCCGTCGCCGGGGCCGGGGGGCTTAGGTCCAAAGGGACACCCACCCATCCTCCGAACGTCGCCGGGTCGCTCTCGTTGCCGGCAGCGTCTTTCTGGATGACGCAGAAATCGAAGGTCCCCTCGATCTCCGGGATGGATGCTTCAGGAATATCGGTGGTGGCGAAGCGGTCGGTTACGTCTCCCGCATCGATACCGGCCATCCAGTCGGCGACATCGGGTGCCGCGTCGCGTTGATACCAGTCATAGAAGTCGGCGCCAGGAGCAGCGTCGACGGTGAGTTTTTTCGCTTTTACTTTAGCCATGAATGGTTCCTATTCGATGCCGCCGCCGGTAGCCGGGGCGAGCTTTATCAGCATCACGAATCCGCGAGGATACACCGTCGGATCGACGTGTGCCGGGTCGAGGCTAGAGATTAGAATCGAGCAGAGGATCGTGCCGTGCGTCGGGTGCGGTTCGGCCTCGGGCTCGGTACTGAGATCGCCGTCGGTGCGACAGGCCCGCGCGCTGACAAAATAGGTCCCGGCCCGGTTCGGCGTCCAGCCGATCTGCCGCTCGATCTCGGCGAGTTCGGCCTTCATCACCGGGAAGGCCACCGCCTTGGGCGGGAACTCCGACACGGTGATCTCGGTGAACAGATCCATCGTATCGACGTCGCTTTGTACCAGCGACCATTTGATCAGGCGCTCGTCGCCGGTGACCGCATACAGGAAGGCCTGA